ATACTCTTATTGAGAAAACAGAAAAAGAAATAGATAAGATTGATTATTTTGTTGAATATGATAGGGACAATATTCACCAAGTAGCAATGATGGATTATCTTTTCCCAGACCATGAACCTGGAAAAGCTACCTATAGAGAGATGCAAGAAATCCGACGTCTTCTTAGTGTAATAAATCAGATTGATACTGATACTCAACTTAATAAGGTTTATAAGAAAGTTTCTAGATACAGAAAGCCTACTACAAAAGCAAAGACAACTCCATCAACGGATCAGGTTGATATGCAGGAGAAATATGATCCTTCTGTGTCAAACACTCTTGCTTATTCTGTTCATAAAAAGAAATATAAAATTTCACCTTTTGAAAAAGAAGCAGAAGATTTTATTATTTATCTTGCTGAAAGCAGAGACTATAGGTATGTTCGTAGGTACGATTTCTTCAAAGATCTTGACGCATTAAATGTAACTATAACTGAAAATGAAAAAGATTTAAGTGAAGATAACATTGGAACTAAAGTTGGACTTATTCCAATTGTTACTGAATTAAAAACAGGCAGAGAAACTGCAGGCTACTTAAAAGGAACACTAAGTTCTATTGATGGACAAAATAGTTTTATTGATAATCTTTATAGCGGAAAAGAACCTTACACAGTAGCAAAGGGTAAAAATAATAACAAAGATTACTACTTGGCAGATATCTGGGGAAGCTGTTTGGATTGCTTTGCTAAAGATTTCATGGACACTAGTAAGTTCAAAAAAGATTTTAATCTTGGATTAGATTTTGAATATGAAGCCAAAGAGTTAATAGATAGTTTAGAGTTTCTGATTGGCAAGATTAAGTTTGCTATTGATACGGAATCTATTTTCAAACAGAATCTTTGCAGCTTAGCTAGAATGGGAAATCTTTGTCCTATAGAGAAAGCATTTATAATTGCATCTTGCATATCTCTTCTTTTCTTTACATGGAAAGAAGTATTCTCTAATAATTTTGGATTAGATTTCCTAGGACAGATTTTAATAGGCGGCATACTTCAGCCTGCTCTCAAGCTCGTAGATCTTAGTTTTAGATTCAGTATATCTCCGCTGCCAGGCTATCAAATTTGTGCCCTTGATAGTCTATCAAGATTGCAAGATATAGGTGCCGCACTCTCTGATCCTGTGACGGCAGCGAGTAGTCAGTTTGGATTAACATTGGACGCATTAAAAAGTCCTAGTGCTTTAAAAGATCTTGACCCTAGAGTTAAAGAAAGTTTAAATAAAGTCTATAGGAGTGGAAAAATTGAACCAGCAGATGTGACAGGCATTGTTAATAATAAAGTATTTTCAGTTATTGCTAGTCCTTTATTTGCTGGTAATGTCATTGACAGCCTTGAGGCTGTTAAGGCAATAGTAACAGAATCAAGTGATACAATGCAGGGGATAAGTAAGTGGATCAAGAAAGCGCTAAAAGATTTGAATGATTTTATAAGCAAAAACTCAGTCCAGAAAGTTGAACTTGCGACTAAGATTATGGCAATCTCTTCTGTGTACACAATGCTTAGTAATCTTGATAAGGTTTTTGATAATAATAAGCAGGTATGTATACCTATTCCTGTTCCGGCTACTGATGGGAATGGAGAGACTTTTATCTTTGAGAGTCCGTTTACTACAACAGAGTTGGCAGAAATGACAGACCTTCAAGAAGTCAAGTATGAGAATATAGTTACTAGAACTCAGCCTAACGGAGTTGCTATCTTAGGTCGCCAAGCTTACATTGAGAATCCAATAACTGATAGAAGGTTTAATCTAGTTAATTGTGATAAAGCAAAATCTTCTATAATAAGTAAAGGCGAAAGTTTAGAGTTTTGGAAGCAGATAGCTTTAGGAGCCAAAATTAACAATGTTTAAATTAAAAGCACAAGTCATTAATCTTAAGAATCTTGCATCTTCAGTGATTAACATTGAAGACGCAGAAAGTAAGATGCCTGGCCCTAGTCTAGAAAAGACAAAGGATCCTGTATTTAACTATAGGACAACACGTCCTTACTTTATGAATGACTGGCAGAAGTTAGAGCATGACTTTAAAGAGATAGATAAGGTTGCTACTATTGAAGCTTATCTTCAGATTAGCTTTGATAAGAAACTTTCTTTATTTATGAAGGAAGGCTATGAGGTCATAGGAAAAGATCCAGATCTTGTAGACTACGTAGAGCGAAGATTAAAGGAAGTGTGTTACGTTAGTCGCACTACACCTAGACAGTTTATAACTGATATTGCTAAGAATATTATTAGATATAGTAATTGTTTTGTTCTTGTTAAGCGCAATGATAAGACATCTGGTGGCTATACTAGAACAGACTCTAAAGGGCGTAAGATAGCCCCAATTAGCTCACTTCACATACTTCCTACCAGTATGATCCAGGTTAAGGTCAACGACCTTAAACAGCCGATAAAGTATCGACAATACAGTGAAGAGGATTGGACGGAGAATACTCGTCCTACAACAATCTATGAACCTAGCGAGATCATACATTTCCATGTTAATAAGCTTGAAGGTTTTATTGTTGGTACGCCTAGATGTAGTGCTGCTATAGAAGATATTAAAGCTTTGCGTAGAATTGAAACTGACGTAGAAGTTTTACTTCATCAAAGTATCTTCCCAATTGTTCAGTACAAGGTTGGAACAGAAGCAATGCCAGCTACTATCTTGCCAGACGGCAGAGATGAGATTAGTATGGTTACTGAGATTATTAACAATCAACCACCAGAAGGTTTCTTTGTTACTCCTGAACGTCATGAAATTAAAATGATTGGAGCAGAAGGTCGTTCTCTTAGAGCTGAAAGTTATCTTGACTATTTTAAGAAGCGTGTTCTTGCTGCACTTGGCCTATCAACAGTAGACATTGGTGAAGGTGACACCGCTAATAGATCAACTGCCGCTACTATGTCTAGTAGTCTTATCAATGCAGTTAAGAGTGATCAGCTTGTTCTTGAAGAGCAAATCTACGCTCATCTTATTGTTCCAATGCTTCAAGAAAGTACGGAAGATAATAGCTTTGACTGGCTTGAACCAGAGAATAAGGTTGTTCTTAGATTCAAAGAAATAGATGTTGAAAATCAAATAAAGAAAGAGAATGCTGCTATTCAGCTATGGCTAAATAGCGCGATTAGCCATGATGAGTTAAGAGATCGCATTGGTATGTCAAGCTCTACAGATGATGACTGGAATCATTCGTACTACAAGATGGTTACTGAAGCTCAAGAGCTTCTTAGACTTGGGGCAAACCCGATGTCTCCTCTTGCTGAGACCTCTGCAAAGAGTGACAAAACTCCAATGTCTTCTGGTGACCTACAGAAGGCTAGGGATCTAGCAGCCGGCAATACAGCAAAGAAGCCAGCCTTGGCTACTGAAAAAGATCCAGCAGATATTAAAAAAAAAATTCAATAGCGCTGCCTAGTGGTAAAGCAAATGCTAATGCTGTTAGGCCATCAAACCAGCACGGTACTAAAAGCGGACCGGGAAGTCTAGTTACAGATACTATTCTAGACTTTGATGAATACAGAGAGGATGTGAATGCACTAGTTGGCCACCTAAGGGAAAATGCTGACTATGACATTCATCCTGAATTTACTGTTGACGCAGCATTTGAACGTTTCTCTATTATGCTCAAAGATAACAGCATTAAAGCTTACATAAAGGGCTACTCTGAGTATGCTGACTCTTCTAACTTAACTAATGAGACTCATACTGGCAACATAGAATTCCAGTTGAAGGTTCAGAAGTTCTTTATAGATAAGTTACATATTGAGATGCGCAATCGGCAAGGCAATACTATAACTGACACAGCTAAGACTATTGGTCATAGGATGATGACTATCTATGAGACAGAAAGAATGAGAAGTTATAACTGGGGTGTTTTCAATGCGTTAAAGGATAGCGGCGAAGAATCATACCAGGTATATAATCAAAGTAGTCAGTCTATAATAGATAATAGAAAAATCTCAGATAGTAAGTATTATGATTTACCGCCTGATCATCCTAATAGCAAAGTCATTATAAGGAAGGCTAATGAAGACAAGTAAAAGACTATTACAAGAAGGTATTGTTCAGGACTATTTTGTTAATAGTGTCAAGGGCGATTTTACCCATGAAGTGTGGGACAAGAAAAGCCCGCACTTTCTTGATTTTAAATACTTTATCAGTGATGGTGTTGCGGAGAATAAGGTTGGTCTAGTAACTCTTACAAAGGTTACTCACGGTATGAGACCTACTCAGAACAATCTTATCTATATGCCATCTGACTTGAAAGATGCAATTCCTACACTTACTAATCCATACAACATTCCTATTAAGCCTATGCACAAGGAAGTTGCTGTTGTTGATGGTAAGAAGATTGAGAATAGAGAGGTAGGCGCGGTCGGTCGTGCTATTGGTGGAACCTGGGTAGACAACCCTAAAGCTGCTTATAATGTTAGCTCTATAATGATCAAGGATGGCCTTATGCTTAAGGCTCCTGATGTTGCTATGGCTCCCTATATGAAGAAGCTTGCCAAGTCTGGAATGATGACTGATGAGGATTTTGAGGGCCTTGGATGGGTACTTGTCAAGGGACTTGTTACAGATCCAGAGGCTGTAGAGAAAACACTTGACGGGCGCTATCTTACAGTTAGTGTTGAGATGACTCCTAATGATCTTTACGATTCTATTAGCGGCAGATCATACAAGACTGATGAAATGGAATGGGATATTGGCGATGACATTGATGGCGTTAAAGCCTATGGCGTACCAAGTGGTCTTCGCTATCGTGGCTATGCTTATGTTACACATCCCGCTGACGTACATGCCAGAGTAATGAATTATAAAGAGGTTGGTGGTGACGCTCTACAGCAATACCTAGAAAACTTCAAGACTACTATGGTTGTAACCGATTGCTTTAAGAACGCAGCTACTGATATTAGTGACTCAGAGATTATGGCTAGTTTTGATAATGGCCCAGTTGCTACTGTTCCAGTTGAGATTGTAGAAGATGATGTTGATCTGTACACTCAGCTTTCAGAGGAAGAGAAAGCTTTAGCAGATTCCCTAGTGGCTCTTACTGCCAAGGTCGGACCCCTTGACAAGGCTCCAGGTATTTGGGTTGGTTATGAAAGTGGCCCAGAGAATGAGAATTTAAGCATCGGCGTTAAGTGTGGCAATTGTGCTCTTCATGCCAGTGAGAATCGTTGTAAAATTATTTCCCAAACCATAGAGCCCAATGGCTACTGCAGATTTGCTGTTATCCCAGATGGACTAGTCTCTGCTAATAAAACAGAACCTATGGAAGACCAAATTAACCTAACTAATCAAGAGGAGCAAGAAATGCCCAGCGTACTATCAGAAGACAATAAGAAGGAAATCCTTTCAATTGTCGACGAATACATTAAGTCAAAATCTATTGCTCCTGTAGAGGTAATGTCAGAGCTTGAAGAGCTACGTTCTGGCAAGGCTATCGCAGATGAGAAGCTTGCCAAGGTTGAACTTGATACTAAGTCACTATTAGACTCTGTTAAGGAATTCCTTGCTAGTAATTTTAACGTAGAGCTAGCCGATGATATGTCAGCTGAGATGTTCTCTGAGATGGTAAAGACAATTACTATTGATGATGCCGTCTGGACAACCGCTTATGTTAACAATCTTCCAGATAGCTCATTCTTCCACATCTCTGAAGGTGGCGAGAAAGACGAAGAGGGTAAAACTAAGCCCCGCTCACTCCGTCATCTCCCATATAAGGGAGACGATGGCAAGGTTGACCTTCCTCATCTTCGTAATGCGATTGCTAGAGCTGGCCAGGTCAAGGGTCTTGCCGAAGATAAGGTTAAGTCAATCCAGGCTCGTGCCCAGAAGATGCTTGCACGTATGCAAGATGCTGGCAAGTCCAAGATGGATGAGAGTGAATTTGGGGAAGAAATTCAAGATCTATTTGCTGCAGAAATCGATGACGCAGCCGAGGGATTTGTTCCAACCCCAGGTATGGCATCAGCTGCTAAGCGTGCCCTTGAATGGCGTGCAGAGTTCAAAAGAGGTGGTACGCCCGTGGGCGTCGCCCGCGCAAGAGATCTTATGAATCGGAAAGAACTTTCTGCTTCTACTGTTATGCGCATGAAGAGTTTCTTTGCTCGTCATGAAGTTGATAAGAAGGCTTCTGGCTTTAGCCAAGGCGAAGAAGGTTTCCCTTCTGCTGGTCGTATTGCTTGGGATCTCTGGGGCGGTGATGGCGGTAAGACTTGGGCTTACGCCAAAGCTGCCCAAGTTGAACGTATGAGAACTGAAGATTCAGTTAAGGGTCCTTGGGTTATGGGCAACTTTGTTTACAATGAGCCTGTTGTTGAAGTTGCCGTTGAGGATGCTTATACTCCCGAGAAGACTTACACTACTCCTTCAACTCCTACATTTGCTGTAGGTGACTTTGTTGCTTACCGCCTTGACAGCAATGGCAATGAAGTTGGTGTTAGTTCTGGTTCACTTGGTGAGCAAGATGATGCAGTTGAGATAAAGGAAGGATATGGTGTAGTTGATGCAATGCATAGCAAAGGCACCATTACTCATGGCTCTGGCATGAGTGTAGATGCGTCAGAGGAGGATCCGGCAGCCATTCTTACTATTGCTAGGATGAACGAAGATGGTCTATACGACAAGACTGAGGAAGTGCTTGTCAAAAAGGCCTCAGAGCTTAGGAAGATTATGGCTCCAATTGTATGGAGTAAGAAGGACACTCCTCCCCTTGGTGCATATCCTTCTCCTGGTATAGGTGGCTAAAGTATAGAAATTATGCTAGAATCACTGTGTAATTATTAATTTAACTTAATCCTTTTGGAGGAATAATATGGAAACTGAAATGACAACTAGCCCAGCTCAAGTGGCTGACGCCCTTAAGGGCTTGCTTAGTAATGTAATTGCTCTGTACTCTACTGCACACCGTGCACATTGGAATGTGGCTGGTCCTGACTTTGCTCAGTATCACGAGCTATTTGGAAATATCTATGATGACATCTACTCTAGCTCAGTAGACCCACTTGCTGAAAATATCCGCAAGCTTGGTTCATTCCCTCACTCTCTTACTTATATGGTCGAGACAGCATCAATCAAAGACGACTCTATGACCACTGAAGCAAGTGAACTTGCTCTTGATATTTACAAGAAGAATGTGGTGATGCTTTCTATGCTTAAGAATGTGTTTGACATGGCTAATGCTGCTAATGAGCAAGGTGTTGCAAACTTCGTAGCTGAGCGTATTGATATGCATCAGAAGTGGCAGTGGCAACTTGGTTCTTCCCTTCAGACTGCTGGCATGGAAATTCCTTCAGAGTCCTCTGTTGAGGAAGTTAGCGAAGAGATGAGTGGGCCAATGGATTCAGTAGAAGAAACAACAACTGAGATTGTTGATAGCTCAGAGTCAGAAGAGATTGTTATTGAAGATTCTGTTGAGCCTAAAGAGCTTGGCAAGAAGCTTGATATGAATACCATTGAAGATGCAATGGATACCACACCTGAATACTGGACTTCTGTAGAGCGCAGAGTTGCTAGTAAATATAAAGAATTACGAAATCATGATATAAATAAAGCTGAGAACTATCTTGTGCAACAGGTGCGTTCTGGCTTTATTTCAGGAAAGTTTAACCCACTAGATGTGAAAGTCTAACCCAAATTATAGGAGAAAATTATGGCAACATACAGAAAGTTTAGAGATATCGATTATGGTAAGCCGATTATCGCCCCTACGCATGGCGATACGGTTGCCCCTCAGAATGACCTTGCCGCTGCGGCTTGGCTCCCAATTAGCCGTAGCGCTACCAATTCAGGCGCTGGCTATTTTACTTATGACTATCAGCGTCACGTCTTTACCGATAAGGTTGTTATCATGCCTGGTAAGCTTGTCGCTCTTACGCGTGAAAGCCTTAATGGTGACAATGCTACTTCCTCAATCAATCATGGCACAGTAGGTCGTCTTGTTCCTGCTGGTATTCGTCTTGCTTGGAAGGCTGCTCTTGCTGCCGGTGATACTACTAAGATTCTTAAGTATACGTCCAAAGATGTCGCTGAGCGCATTGAAGACCTTACAACTGGTCTTCCTGTTGCTGGTGCTGTTGAGTATAGTGTTGCTGAGGTCACTTTAGCCCTTAAGCGTCGTGGTCTTCTTGGTGCTTCAGAGACTTGTGATGCTTTCATTTCTCGCCCAATCGGCGTAGCTGCTAACGTGGTTTACGCTTGGGCCGGCGGTGATGGTACGCAGCCCAATAAGCTTCGTTTCATGAACTATCGTCGTGAGAACAAGTCAACGTTCTGGACTGGTCAGGATCACACTCTTCGCCTTCCTGTCGCCCCTGTGAAGAGCGGTACTCTTACTACCCTTGCTGGTAGCTACAAGATTTCTACTCTTGCTGAGCTTGAGTCTCCTGCCTATCCCCAGTGGCTTCTTGGTGAAGAACTCGATTCAGTACTTAAGGGGCTTCTTCCTGTTCGTTACGCTGACGTAACAAATGAAAACTGGGTTGCTCTTGCTTTCGGTCGTAAGAACATTGAGCATAACCTTTATAATCCTATTACTTATGGTTCTGCTGCGGTTAGTGCTGCAACTCTTAAGGCTGAGAAGGGTAGCCCTGACAGTCTAAAGAAGACTGGCGATTACTTTGTTGATCGTGATCTTGGTATTCTTTTCATGTATGAAGATGGTGGTGCCGGTACGCTTGCTGCTGCTGGTACTGTTGTTACATTCAGCTATTCACCAACTCCTGCTGCTGCACTTCTTGGTGCTGATGCTACGGATCCTGATGCTGACTCTGATGATCAGGTTGTTGACGTTGCAGTGTTTGCTGGTGTGAGTGGTAATGTCAAGCCTGGTGATTATCTTGCCTATGACAAGTATTCAAACTTTGTTCCTTATGTGGCTCGTCCTGCTGAAGTTGGTGTCTCGGTTGACAGCTCTGCTGCAAGCGAAACAGTTGCTGGGATTTGCGTAATCTGGTCAGATCCTGCTGGTTACCATCGCCCTGAAGACATTGTTGGTAAGTGCTATACACTTGACCGTTCACCTAAGGCTGATCTTGCTTCTGTCAAGACTTTCCATGATTATGATGGCGTGTCACTCGCTGATCGTACTCCTGGTTCGGCTAATGATGGTCACCCTGCGGAAATTCATCAGTCAACCGGTGGTCAGTTCGCTGCCATCGTGCGCGTCCTACTCTAATTAAAATCATAATCTCAATAAGGAGAACCGAAAAATGTCAAGACTAAAGCACAAGAACCTAGAAATTGCTGATCAGAGTGAGCTTACAGCGCTCATCAAGAACAACGGTTGGCTTCCTGGCTCAGACCACTCCAGCGACTCACGTCTTTCAATCGAAGACGCGATTACGTCAGCTGAGCTTGGGCCCTGGGTCAAGCACTCAATTGTTGAGATTATGATGGAGCCGATGGAGCCTATGCTCAATCTTACCCCACTCCTTGATACCATTCCTGCGCCGGACGGTATCACTGAGTTCCGCCTTCCTGCCCTTTCAGCTTTCACTGTCCATAAGGTCACTGAGCTTGAAGGTTACCGTGAAGAGCGTGTAACAACTGGCGGTGGTATGGCTACGGCCGCCATCGACAAGTGGGGTGTTATGATCTCCCTTACGCAAGAGGCAATCAAGGCTTCCAACTGGAATCTTCTTGGTTACCTTGCTCGTGAGGCTGGTCGTGCTTTCGCTCGCCGCAAGGAGACCGAAATCGCTAAGCATATCACGAACATCAGCGTTCCCGCGTTTGACAATCTTAATCCTGAGCAGTCAGCTCTTGGTATCACCACTGGTCGTGACATTACGCTCAAGACTAATGGTACTCTTACCATTGATGACCTTTTCAACGCGTACCACCTTCTCATCCAGAGAGGTTTCACGCCTGATACGCTAATCTGCCATCCGCTTACGTACCTTATGTTTGTCCGCGACCCCGTCCTTCGTGCATTTGCCATGCAGAGCGGTAGCGGCAATCTTTTTGGTAACTACACGGGTTCGGCTGCTAACGTTAGCGGTGTTCCTGACGCCGTTAAGGGTGTTCTTTCAAAGGGTTACTCACGTGGCCAACTTGGTACGGGTGCCGATGGTTCCTCGGCCTCGCTTAAGGACTTTAACGTTAATGCCATTACAGCTGCTCCTCAGCTTCCTATTGGTCTTCCGTTTGGTCTCCGCATTGTGACCTCACGCTTTATGCCTTACGATCCTGCTACTAAGCTTACCGATATCGTTCTTTGCGATAGCAAGTCACTTGGTGCCCTAATCGTTGGTTCAGGCATTGTTGCTGATGAGTGGGAAGACAAGTACTTCGAGACCTTCAAGATGAAGTGGTCAGAGAAGTGGGGTATCTTCATGTACAATGAAGGCCAGGGTCTAGTCACGCTTAAGAATATCTTCTGCGACCAGAACTTCTACGCTCCTGAGATTGCACGTCCTGTTTACGATCCCACCTCTGGTTTCCTTCCTGCTGGTGATGCTATCAACGGTAGCTCAAACTTCCCTACTAATTCATAATAATTAGAGGATAAGTAAATAGCCCTCAGGTCGAAAGGCCTGGGGGCTTTCTTTTTGTTATAATGTCGGTATCTAGATATTAATTACTAGGAGTGGATATGAGTTTAGAAGATAAGATTGCCCGCGCTCTTTCAACTGTCACTTCTAATAGGGACATGGAGGCTCTATTTAGAAGGCTAGCCTTTGAAGAGCATCAGGCAATTATGGAAGCAGAAGATTGTGTTATAGAGGCGGAAAGTCTTGAAACTCAAGAAATTACTCTAGTCACTGGTTGCGAAGTTGAGTGCACTCTTGAGTCTTACATTGAGGAGTTCTAGCAATGGCTTTTACTATTCATTCAGTCTGGCCAGATGATGGCTTTACTACTTTTCCTACTGGGGAAAAGATTGAAATTCTTTTTAACCAAGAGGTGTCTGAATTTCTTGCTGAGAATAGTATTAGTTTAGTTGGCCCTGACAATCATATCCTTACAGGGATTGAATTTGAAGAAAAGCTTTATAGGTTTACAAACCAATCCTCTTACTCTAAGACACTTGAAAGTCTTCATTTAAAAGGTGAAGTTCCAGTTGAACTAGAAGTTGTTAGATGCGATGCAGCCGGAGAAGCTCTTCTAGAGCAAATGAGTTATGCCTATGACGCAACTGTCAAAAGTAAATTAATTATTAGACCTAAATCTTTCTTGCAAGAAAAGACTGACTATCGTCTATTGATTAGTGGTTCATCTACTCCTGATAATGAATGGAGTTATATTGGGTCTCGAACTGTATTTGACGCAGAGAAAGATCTTCTTACATCGCAAGGCGAAGGAATACTTAAAGCTAGTGGATATTACACTGGAG